CCATAATTAATTCCTAACTAAAATAAATCGAGCAGCAGCAAAGGATAAGGAAGTGATGAGTGCTGATCCGACAATACTGACAAAAGATCCCAATCCGGCGATAGCGAGAATGGCACCAGCAGAACCAAGTGTTGACCAGGTCACTGCAATTTGATCTAAAGCTGCATTAAGTGCAGCAGAAATACCAACATATGAAGCAGCAGCAAGACCAGCACCAATAAGTACTCGTGAGACAATACCGGCCATCATCCAACCGGCAATACCAATTAAAATTGCATGCATAGTTAACTCCTGATAGCGCCAACTAAAATGTAGGCTGATAAAAGATAGGCAGAGAGAAGTACAAAAGGTCGGATATCGGTTGCCAGATCACATACAGGAACCATGTTTAATTCATAGGTACGAACGATTGGAAACGTGATGTTAAATGGAATATTTACCGGGCATGTAGCAGTATCAGGAATACTGGAATTGTAATCTTCAACTTCAATTTCTTTAATTGGAATTGGCAAGTTTTCAGGTAATTCAGGTTCTTCTTTGACCCAGTCTATGAAGTCACAAACAACACCAGCCCATGAGCAGAAGGTTGGCCATTCAGTTGACATGTTCCCTCCTCCGGATGCTGATGTTTCTGGAGGTAATGAAGTACTACCATCAGTAATAGTTTGATCAGGATTTACTGGAATTGGTGCACCTTCGATATCGTGGCCAAGTTGATCTTCAATATCGGTAGCAGTTGGAAGCATTTCAGGCCATCTATCAGGCCATGTTCCAGTTTGTATAGGATCATTTAAAATATCGGTAACTGCTTGGGGTGAAGTATCTTGTATTGCTTCACCTAGATCTAAATCAGAAACAGGGGTTGGAAGGAGCGAAATCGGAGAATCCCAGTCTTTTGAAAGGGTAGGTGAATTTACACGCCAGTAATTAGAGTTAACACACGAAAGTAGAGTGCCGCCTGTATTTCGATAATCAACGCACCAAGTAGTTGTGGTGGATGTAGTGGCGGTTTTTCTAACACGTTCAGCAACACCGTTAACGTTATTATATTGATGGATAAAAGCAAGACAAGCTTCTAGTGATAAGTCAGTGACAATAACACCTGAACGTTGCTGACAAACAGATGAAACAGATGAATCATTATAACCATCTGGATAAGTTGGATTAGATAGCCATTGCTGTTCAGATTCGTCATAGAAGTAATCATAAGCAATAAATGCAGCAGTAGCAGCAAGAATAGCGGGGCCACCAACGGCAGAGCGTGCAATTGATCCAAGTCTCGTAGCATTCATTACAGTATTGCGAGTAGTGTAACGAGTAACTTGTTGACCTGTGGTTGTGGTGGCTATAGTTTCATAAACAACTGGAACAGATGGAGAACTAGAAGAAATAAGTGATTGTAGTTGAGCAGTTTGAAGTGTTCTGTACATATACGGCCGTGTTTCAGCCGCATTAACGTTTAACGTGGTAGAGAAGTAAAAAAGAGCCAGAAGGCAGAGAGAACCGCAAAGACGTAAAACCATTCCATATTTACTCCTGAAACGAAATGGGGATAGGAATACCCTACCCCCAGATCATGTTTTTATTTGAACAAAGCAGCTTTGATCCAACCAAAAGCAACCAGAATTACAGCCAATGTAAAAATAGCAGCAACAATTGTTTCCATTGAAGTACCAGCAGCAGTTAAATCAGTAACTGCACCAGTGACATCGACAGCAGCATTTGAAGCAACAGAGAACATTGCCATAAGTGATGTTAAAAAGAATAGAACATGTTTTTTCATAAAAAATTACCTTGTAGAAAGTGGAAAAAGAGAACGCACTACGAATGCACCACCGACGGCAATGACCCAGAGGCCAAGAACAGCGGTGACAAGTTCGCCTGCTTGTTGTGCAGTAATGTCAGGCAAACCAAAAAGAGAAGTATTTACCCAGTTCAAGCATTGGTTTGTTACTTCATCAATTTCTGAACACTGATACATAAGATCAGGACTGAATTGGTTTTAGAGAAACAATGCGTAATCTGCCACGAGAAGCAGGTTCTACTTCTGCTTCAAAATTACCGGGCAATGATTTGGCATCTATAGTCGAGATCAAACCTTTTCGTGTTTGAACCTTATTAACTGAATGGCCTTTGTACTCAGATGTATTCTGGTTTTGTGAATCAAGAGTCAGTGCCTGTGAATATTCAATAATTTCACCTGTATCTTGGTTGGTAAATTTAGAATCAATGAGTTGTAAAATATAAAGTTTCATAAAATTTCCTTAAATTAAGCGACTAAGCGTAAAGGGTGGGTTTGTGGTTTCCGGTACCAGTCCGGGGCTGTAACTTTTTGATGATGAATTTCTTTGCATTCAACTAATCGTGCAGGGCTGAATTTAGTCATGTCTGAGGTATTTGCGATATCAATACCAAGCTTACGAAGTCGTGCCCGATGGTTCTGTACATTGCGGTTTTGCAAATCAAACTTTTGACCATGTAAAAACATGAAAAGGTAGCCAGCAGTAGCATTTGCAGCCTGTCGGGATTTAACAACGTTTTGTCTGAGTAATTGATCAGAGATAGTTTCAAATTTCATATCATTCACCGTGATTCGGTTCGTTACGGATAAAAATTCATCATGAATAGGTTTAAGTGCTGAGAAGTCATGGAGTCCCCAGAAGCGTAAATTGTGTGTTCGTAAAAATTGGGATTTGATTTTTTGTTCAGCACGTACGATGCCTTGAGATTTAACAAAATCGAGGACTTTGTAAAAATAATCGCGGGATGGTTTATCGTCGTGAGTGGAGTTAATTATTTTTTGTTTTTGATGAAGTTCAATTTCATTGAACTTGTTGTAAAAGCTTTGATATATATGACTTGCATTACCCTTCTTTGATATCCAGTCGACAGTGCAACCGTTTGTATGCAAATTAGGAATTGAGTTTTTTATTCTCTGTGTTGCAAGTGATTTTATGAAGGCAAGTTCGTTACCCTCTCCTACTGAAAAATTTGACGTAACATCGATGCGCTGAATAGTACAGCCATCAGAAGTAGTAATAGTTCGCTTACCGTCTGGTGTTTGAGATCTAAAAGTTTGGGTGCAACGATTAAAAGGTGGGAGGCCAAGAGTAAGAAGAAGGTTATTGAAAACAGAAATGCAATCATCGATTGAGGTGTAGCCAAAAAGATTATCAACCCTGCCATAACGACTTGGATTACCGTCAACAGTAATACGACGGCCGGAAATTCTAACAGCGATCGAAGTAGAGAAGCTCCCAGTGATACGTTGCGTTGGTTGACGTTCATGAATGATTTCCCCAGTTAAAGTATCAAAAATAGCTTCAGATGTTTCACCAATAAATGGTAAATCAAAGTCATAATCTTGATAACATTTTAACCAATCTATAAACATTACTGAGTTCTTAGAAATTAGATTAAGGAAACTTATATCACTCTAAGAACTAAGAATCAAACATTATTAGTAATTGATTTATGATATCTCAGAAAATGAGGAATCATAATGCCAAGCAAACACATAAAAGATGATGTATGGGGTCAAATAGAAAAATTGACTGTAAAAACAATAATTTCAACAAAAACAAATATTAAAGATACAGAGGTTCTTGATTTAATTATAAAAAAAGGACTAGAAGTGGTTGATGAAATAGATCTTGATCAATTAGCTCTAAAGAAAATGAAGAAAAATAACCGATGATGTCGACGGTAAAGTTCGGGTGTCATAGGAAACCCGAACCGCCAAAGCTTCAAAAAAAGTGACTTGTGCAACAGTAAACAGGAATGTGTTTAGTAAAGGGAAGAGATTACGATTACTTGATAGGTCTGGCTGGCTTACGTGCCATTTCATGTGGTAATTGTCTGTGAATTGATTTGTAATCAGTAGAAATGATAGATTGATGTTCGTATAACAGTCTTATGCAAAAAAGCCCCGTGAGGGGCTTTTTTATGATCTCACGGGGCTTTGTTACATAAGAGCAATTACATTATACGAACATCTAAAAATAAATTTCTAAGTGTTCTTTTCAATAGTTAATGGGAAAGGTAAAGGTTTTTCTAAAATGTTTAAACACTGGGAAAATTCAAGATCAAGAAGTTGGCCATCATCTGTATAGCAATAACATTCAGTTTTTGAAGCAATACAACCAGCTAATAATTGTCGTTTGGGAATTATGATTTCAGTAACAGTTTGCACAGGCGGAGCCGCAAGCGGGCTTTCCGCCTGTGTTGTCGTTGAGTGTGATAGACCATTGGTGAAGAAGGTTTCACCAGATGCAATGTTTTTAACTACTAGTGTTGCAGGAATAGCAGCTAGGACAGCAAAGAAAACGAGTTTTTTTGGGATCTTAAATTTGTGAGTGTGAATAGTTGCAGATTTGTAGTACTTAAAAAGTTTTTTTGGAAAAATAAACGATTGAGTATCGGCTGATTGTTTTGCATGAAAATCATCAGGTGAACCTTGAGCAGAGTTCCATTTAAAAAGTGTGGAGTATTTTGCACCAGCGATTCTATTTAAGTGAACATGTTCAGTAACATTGGTTCGAGCTTCAAAGTGAACCTTAGTTGGCCATTGTGTAATGATAATAAAATCAATACCTCTATGGCGATGTTGGTCGAGATCTCTACACGTTTGATCATCTGAACGGCCGCCCTTACCTGACGTTGGCCAACGTTGATGAACTTCATCATAAACAATTAGAGAACCGTCTGGACATTCACGCCAGTCATGATTTGCGTCAATGGTATAAACATCATTACCAAAATTTAGGCCATCAATGTCAGAGTAAATAGGACGTTTTTCTGTGGCTGGTAATTTTGGGTTATTGTTTTTTTGAACTTGTTCATAAATGTCTTTAATTGCAGTAAGAGTTTTACCAGCACCGGGAACACCAGTTATAAGTTTAATGG